ATGTCAACGATCGATGAAGCCGCCCGCTTACGTGCGGAGCTTACCATCACCGAACGGTCCTTGGAGCGGATCAAGGACGGCCTCAAACGGATCGAGGCCACCTGCGTGCACAACCGCGATGACTCCGCCTGGGGACCCGTCCGGCAAGACTCCGAGCCGTACAAGAAAGAAGTGGTTGATATTCACGCGCCCATGCTGGGTAGCGGCGTAGACCGCTGGCACGCCTCGCGCTACGTGGACGACTCGCGCACGATCTGGACCCGGACATGCAAGCACTGCGGCAAGGTCGAGAAGACCACCCAAACGAAGGACCGGGTCACGCAGGTTCCCGCGTTTTGAGGCCGCTCGACTGGATCGATCTCATGCCGAAGAGTCCCGGACGGATTCAACGGGCCGTCGATCCCGGCGTGGGCGAATACACGATCAAGGGATCGGAGTCGAACCAATACAATTTCAGCTTCACCCCGGCGCCGCCAGAGGGGATGAACCTTGGTCAGGTGTGGGATAAAATCTCCTCTCTTGCCAATGGACCAGAACGCGACTTCTGGCGCCGCTACATGGGTAGGAGCGACGACCTCGGGTACTTCTTCGATATCGACGAGGCCAAGCGGATGATCGAGGTTTCTCGCGCCCGCCCGATCGTCACGAAGTCTCCTGACGAGATGATCCGCGACGCGGGGTTCAAGTTCCGGCACGCCATTATGGATTCCGGTAACGGTGCGATCAAGATTTATGGTCGCAAAGTGAAGACCGGGATGTTCCAGATTTCCCGGTCGTCCGACCATGTCCACGGGACGTTCGAGTTCAACCGGTCCGGATCATGGATCAATCTGTTCCGTGTCTCCACCCACATCCGGTACCACAACGGGACCCTGCATAAGCAAGACCTCCCGCCCGACATGGATACGATCGAGGTGATCACCTGTCTCGCGCTTGATTCGCTGCGACAGTACGAGGACGACGGTCACTGCGTGCGCAAGCGGAAGGCCAAGTGATGGACCACACCCCGTGGGAGGACGAACACTCATGGTGGTTCGACTTCGAATTTAAACAACACCCTTATCTGGTCGATGCCCACCGGTATCCCTCTGACCTCGACGCGGGTACGTCCTGCATCGCTCAGGGCGAACTCCTCGATTGGCTGAATCAGCAGGACCCGACACTGTGGCGCTACCACAACTCGGGTCCAGTGCTGCTGACCATCGTCGTCACGGACCCGAATTTGGCCTTCGCCTTCAACATGCGCTGGCGTGGAACCCCCACACAAAATCCGTCGAACTAAATAGCTTGACCAGCGGGATTCCTGCTGGTAAAAACTTGGTATGCCGATTTAGCTCAGTTGGTAGAGCATCTCATTCGTAATGAGGGGGTCAGGGGTTCGAATCCTCTAATCGGCACCAATCTTTCTCGGTGATTCCATGATGGTTGGACCGAATAATTTCCCCACCATCTACCGGGCATTCACTGAAATCCAGTTCGACAATGCTGGCGGCCTTGCCACTGAGTACGAGGTCCCGGACAGCCTGATTCGGGTGCTCCCGACGATCGAACGAACCTTCGCGGCGCTCCCGCTGGGCGACCTTGTAACGCTGTGCGTGGGCGAGGATACAGAGCAGCAGAAAATTACTGCTCGCAGTCGGGATAACGAGTTCGCTGCCGAACTTCTATCCGAGTTCTTCAGCAGGTTTCACGACTGGTCATGAAAATCACCTTCAAGAAACGCTGGGTCAATCGGATCAAGCTCGGACCCGGCGCGAAGCCGTGGTTCCTTGAGCCGCAGCGTTGGTGGAATCGCCCCAAAGGGGTCTACCTTCAGGGCAACCGTGCGATGAGCACGATGCCGGACGACAAAGCGGACAAGCTCTCCTCCTACATCCGTTCGCATATGCCACACGCGTTCCTCGTGCAGCCGCACGACGCGCAGTTCATGGGGCTGGCGGAATGGCTGGATGAGAACACCACCTCGGTCTATGCGCGCGGCCACTATTCCTCCTTCACCCAATACGCCGTGTTCCTCCACCACGATGACGACGCCTTCGCGTTCCGGATGCGCTGGTTCGCAAAGTACGTGAAGACCAAGGGTGATCCGGAATTGGACGAGATCGAACAGATGTACGAACACATGCAGTTCATGACCGAAACGATACGCGGAATGCTGAAGGACCGACCAAGTTTCGGAACTATATTCCGAATCAACGGATAGATCAAAGTCCACTTAAGTTTCTTTCTTGTGCCTTTAAATATTTGCATGAGAAAGAAACCCTGGCAGCAAGGACACTTCGATGGTCTTTGTGGCGTCTACAGTCTGATCAATACGATCAACTATCTGTATCCGGATTTCACCGAGGATGAATCGCAGAAGTTGTTCGAAGCCCTCCTGCGCCGCATCGGTCCGGGATTCGTCGCCGTGGATGGGCTCGACTTTCAGCCACTCTTCGAGCTAGCCGAGACCGTCCCAAACCTTCTCAAGGGTCGCTCCAGGCTTCGCCTCACACGCCCGTTCGTGCGCGAAACGTTCGAGGATGCCTCCGAGTACTTCGACGTGCTCCGTAGCCTCCTCACGGGTTCTAGAATCGCCATCGTTGGCCTTGGGGCACCCTGGGACCACTGGACCGTGATCACGGCGATCTCACCCAAATCTGTGCGGTTCTACGACTCATACGGGATCAACCGGATGGACCGGGATACGTTCTCAACCGAGGAGAACGAAGAGACAACCAAGCTCGATACGGGCGAGACCATTTTGATCGAACGAATCGGTTGACTTTCGTTGAGCAGATTTGGTAAATATGAATTCTGCCCCTAACTCCTAGATGGCGAGGAACCGGTTTTGTAATCCGGATAGGATCGTTCAAGTCGGTCTGGGGGCAGTATTTTACCAGCTTTTACCTTGAGCATACCGCTTTCTTCTAAAAGCTCGTCCGTTTCCTATATTTTTAGATTTGTATGTTGGTGTAAGAGCGTGGCAATTCGGACATAGTAGGCATACATTATTAATTGCATTGTTTTCTGAGTTTCCGTCGATATGCTCCAATTCGATTGGAATAGGTACGCCTTCCCACTCCGATCTATTGCATCTGCTACACGTTCGCCCTTGACTCTCGACCAGATACCTTTTCAGCCGCCGGGGCGTCCAGACGGATGCCTTATTATTTTTGAAAAGTTCCCATTCGTTATCTGAGAAACATTGAACGGAGCAAAAAGTACTATTTTGATTCTTGACTGCTGTGCCGCATTTTTTACAGCCGTGAAACGTATAGAGCTTACGATTATCGTTCCTATTTAGAAGTTTGCGATTTTTCTTTGATTTATCGGATACTACTCTTTTGGGAATTATATTATTAACAGTGGCTGCGCAGGACCGAGAGCAGTAAATTCTTTTTCTACATGAAGGATCGAAGGGAATAATTAATCCGCAGCATGCACATACTTTTGGATTTAATTCATACTTATCCTTTGCAGAAGTTGGCTTCTCATAGGGTACATAATTTTTATTATACTTTTTTTCATGTCTATGTAGGCTCTTTTTAGATATGTATGACTTAAAAGGGGTGCAACAGCTACATGTGAACATTTAAATATTAAAGCAGTTGGCCTGTTTAACAGTCAAAATTAATCGTTCGACGAAAGCGGTTGACATTCCGATTCAATACGAGTTATAAATAATCCGTCGCCGCCTTAGCTCAGTTGGTAGAGTACCCCCATGGTAAGGGGGCGGTCATAGGTTCGAATCCTATAGGCGGCACCAGTTTCCCTCTCAGATCAGCGCGCCTTATGCCTCCCAAGTCCTTCGAAGAAGTGCAGCGGCAGCAGGAGTACGAGGCGTTCCTTCGGGAACAGATGGCCCGGCACGAGCGTAAGAATCCGCTCAAGGCTGGTTACCAGAGAATCTACGACGATCACACCTACCGGAATTATCGGGACATCTCCGACGAGGAGTTGGCGGAAGCCGCCAAGGACCCGTTCATGATGGAGTTCCAGGCGATCCTTCAGGAAGAGATCAACCGGGACATCGTCAAGCGGCTGAAGGACGCCCAGCACGAGCGAATCGTTGCGGCGATCCGCACCCAGGCGGAGCAGCCCGAATGACGGACGGGTGCAATCCCCCGCCCTATTACGTCAGCCTCAACGATCGCGTTCGCGTCACGGAGATGCTTGAACTGATCGTCACCTACTTCCCCTACGTGGTGAAGATAAACGTTAAGGACGATCTCTCGAATCAGGCCCAGGCAATGCTATGGTGCGTCGCTCAATACGGCGAGGGTGGCCGGGTGCGGCATCTCCATCGCGGAGAGAAGGTCCAGCGTCCATACCTGAATCCTCATGCGTCGTGGGCACAGACCCGCATGCACTTCGCGTTCAAGAATCCCGATCATGCTTTCGAATTCAAGATGCGGTGGGGCTAATGCTGATCGAGCTTGGCCGGGGTCCTACGGTTGACGATGTGATCAAGGTGATGGCCGAGCATTTCCCCTACTTGGTCGAAACCGCTGAAGGGCGGAGCACGCCCAATTTGCTACCCGACCCGGAAATACCCAATGCGTGGTGCGAGGCGAATGTCGGACTAAGTGCTCGGAAGATGCACCGCTTATCCCTCTCGATCGACACCACAAAGTTCTGGTGCCACACCTGGGGGACCTACGGGTTCAAGAGTAGAGACGACGCGTTTCTGTTCAAGCTGGTGTTCGGCTGATGGCGACCGAGCGTATGGTCACCCGATTGCACGCTCAGGACTTGACCTCTTTGGGATGGGTGATGTTGGAAATGCCGCCCGACATCACCTATAGTGACCTACATGTAGCGTTGATTGATCCAGACGTTCCGGGATCGTTTGGAATTATTACCGATCTCGTATTCACTGAGGGCTCCGAGTGGTTCACGTTGAAAACCGTGTGGTTTTCCGACCCCAATGCAGCGTTCGAGTTTAAGCTCAAGTACTACTAAATATACCCTGATACGATCAGGGATTTTTAGTTATGCATGTGATGGAACTCTTTAATGGCCCTGTGCCGTACAAGTGGAAGCGCGAGAACAACGACTGGATCGCGACGTTCTTGGTTCAGGACAAAGAGTTCGAGTCGTCGTTTAGCGCTCGATTCGGATTCGAGAAGCCCGAGTACATCTTCGCGTTCGAATACCTCGACGCCGATGACACCCACGCGAACACTGGACAGGGCAACGAATTCACCGTGTTCGCCACGGTGATCAAGCAGTTGAAGGAATTCCTCGCCAAGAAGAAGCCCCAGGCGATCGAGTTCTATGGGGACAAGAGTGACGGCAAGGGCAAGCTGTACGACTTCATGATCAAGCGCATGCGCGGTGACGCTGCGGCGCTCGGCTACACCGTGGTGAAGTCCGATTCCGCTCACGAGGCCGCAAAGGTCTACCGGATCGAGAAGGTCGGTTAACCGAACCGCATCTTCAGGGCGAACGCCGTATCGGGGTCGGTAAGGGTGACCACCTTGGCCCAACGCCCATCAGTGGTTCGTTCGGCCGAGTCGATATAGAACTCGCCTGGAAGCTCCGGGTCCATCAGAAATTCGTCCCCAAGCTCTTGGTTGTATATCCCTATGACCTTTACCTCATACAGGGTTACCTCGGCGCATTTCAGCGCCCAGAGACGTACCCACGGCATATGCTGGGCCATCAGGATGGCGAACGCGAACGGTGTTTCGCCACCTGCACCCTAGTGATTCCCAGGATAATCGTCCGGACGATCTTCGAGATCGCGTCCACGATGAGCGCGCAGACCGTCACGATCGCGATCAGCATCGCGCATACTAGCACCAGTAGGGTGAACGGGTCCATGTTGCCAACAATCTCCATCACTTCCACCGGAGCTTGAACAGGAACGCTTGGTCTGGGTCTTCGATATACATGTTCATGCCGGAGACCGACCACACCTTAGCGAAGAACAAACCATTGCTCCCGTCAAGCTGCTCGCACCAGTGGATGATTTCCTGCTCGCGCGCCGAGCGTTGGTCACATCGGACGTTGAACAAGGACCAATCGCCTGTCACGCGGTACTCGTCCAACGTTCTCTGCACGCCTACTTGCCCTTAAGCTTCGCGTAGACCTCCGCGACGCGACCTTCGTTGGCGATGCGCTCGTTGATCATGTCGTCGATGCCCCGATTGACCGCGTTGCGCTCTTCCTTGGTCATCGGCTCAGGATCAACGCTATCCGTCTGGTCGAGGATGATCAGGTCTTTGAAGGCGCTCTCGATACGGCTCTTGCTCGCACCGGGAATGCCGAACACGAAATCCTTGCTGATGCCGGTGATCGGAGTCTGGTGGGGGAGCAGCGTGACGGCCATGTAATCTCTCCTTGTTGATGAACCCAATATACGTGGATTCAGAATTAAGTCAACCAGGGTCCTTCGGGTACATCCGCTGGATAATGATCTCCAACGCGGTCTGAAGATCGTTCTCCCGCAGGAGCCGTTCCAGGCGGCGGCGTTCGAGGATCAACGCGGCTTCTTGCAGGGAGATTCCGTGCTGCTCACGCATCTGATGGGCCTTATTCGCGCTCACCGGTCAGTTCCAGAAATGACGGGGGAGGGAGAGCGCACCGAACAGCAGCGCCAGGAACAGGAAAACAAATCCGCTTGCAGTAGGAGCGACATAGGTCGCACATACACCTGTAGAGACTGCGCAGAGCCACTTCCAATATGGAGACATTCAAATACTCTTTTTATAAAGTATTGTCACAATCGATACGGGAACAGAATCTCCGGAGATGCGGTCCAGTGCGAACACCGGGTCCCGTCCAGGGGTGACCATTCCCTATCGATTCGTCCCTAGTCATCATTTTCGTATAACGATTTCGCATGATCTGCGTCAATCATTCATTTCCTTGTTGACGTCGCCCTCCCTCGATCCTAGTGCTGATGGGCATTTTTCGTTTAACCATTTTTCAGGTTTTTCTCATGGCAACGATTCGTATCGGCAATCTCGTATTGACCGGAAACAGCCTTCAGATCGACAACAATGCCGTCTACGTGGACGGTAGGAAGCTCGACGACCTCTCGCAGGCTGGCATCAAAAATGGCATCGTGGAAGTCCGCGTGGTCGAGGGTGTTCTCGATAGCCTCCGCGCAGATGGGTCGGTTACGGCGGGATCGGTCAAGGGATCGGTTCAGGCCGGTGGTTCGGTCGCATGCGATTGTGTCGGAGGGGATGTCTCTGCCGGGGGTTCAGTTCGGTGTGGTAGGATCGGAGGGGATGTCAGCGCGGGTGGTTCGGTACGGCATGCATAAGGACAACAGCATTCGGGTGCTCTTGGAGCAGTGGTCCTCGGCTGTCGGCCAGAGCGCAGACCCGCAAGTCAGCGTGCGCGTTCGGATGCAGCGGCCTTACCGAGTGGTCCTGACCAATACGCAAGACCATATCGACGCGGCGGCAACCTGGGCGTTCGAGCAATTCGGTCCGATCGAGGGCGTGTGGGAGGAAACCTCCTCCTACTTGGTTAATTTCAGCATATCGTTCGGACCGAACGGAAAAATCGAACCCGCGACGATGACGACGTACTTTGACTTCGATAGGAAGGACGACGCGTTCGCGTTCAAGATGCGCTGGGGGTAAGCGGTGGACTACGAATTTTTGGCGAAGTCCGTTGCCGCCCGGAAAGTGTTCGGGCATTGCCTCAGGCATTTTTACAGCGAACAGGCCAGAGCTTGGGCGACCGAGAATTTCGGCCCCGAGGCGGTCGCTTCACTGGTGGAGGATGACCATGGAGGCGACACGAAAACGTTCTTCAGTTTGCGATACACGTTCGATACGGTTGGGGTATGGGCGTATGTATCAGGCGACTATTACTTCCGAGATATTGATCAAGCATTCGAATTTAAGATGCGGTGGCTCTAACATGGCGACCTCGAACACCCGCATGAGACTTCAGAAAGCTTTAAACGAGACTGGCGGCTCGATCGTGAAGGTTCGCGTTCGCGAGATTCATAAGCATCGTTCGCCCAATGATGCCATAATCAACTTCCTGATGAATCCAGAGTTTCCTGGGTTCTTCTGCCTGAACAAGATCAACATGCCGAAGGCGGACGGCGAACCCGGTATGTGGGAGTACGAGGTGGGAATCTCCGATCCGGACGTGGCGTTCGAGTTCAAGATGCGGTTTGGATAATGGCAAATCTGATCGAATATGATCGGGAAACGTGGTTGGACAATTGGCAAACCAAGGCTTGGCCGGTTGTCCAAATTCGCTATGTTTATCTCAACAGCGCGGAGGAATGGATCAGGCGCGATGATGTGCCAGGACGGTATATGGCTAAGGTAATGCCCTACCATACCCAGAATGGATGGTACGTCGCGTTGGCAATCTCAGACCCCAACGTGGCGTTCGACTGCAAGCTGAGATTCGGATGATGCTCGGACCATTCAGCACGTCTCAATATTGGAGACTTCGATCGGCCATTGAGGTTCATTTTCCTCACGAGGTGAGCCTACGACATCTTCGTTATGACCGCGCGGCCCATCAGGAGCACGAGGCGTGGTGCCGCTCGCGAATGAACGGTGGGAACGCGATTTACCCCGCGCCAGGGAATCAATTTCACAGGGACGTGATGATCGATACAGACGAGAATTGGTGCTACTTTTCCTTGGTAATAAACTTCAAAGACCCCAATATGGCCTTTGAGTTCAAGCTTCGCTTCGCGTAGGTTGATTCGATCATTCGTCAACCCGGTGCGCCATGGCCTGTCAGTACGCGACCCGTCCGAACTTCGAATATATGGTGCAGCTACCGGTGCACGTGGACTACGTGAAGGTCAAACCCCCACAGCAATTCGCTCACCCCTCGATGGTGAAGCTCCGCACGAAAGGCCCCGTTCGTACGATCGCCTATATGATCGTCAAGAAGGACGACAAGATCGGTGACTACAAGGCGGTCCTCGAATCCAATCCGGATTCCCCGGTGATCCGGTGGCTCAAAAGCGACGCCGCCCAGGGCCGGTGGACGTATAAGTTCTTCCTCAACCGCATCCTGATGAGCTTCGAGGACAAGGATACGGCATTTGCATTCAAGATGAGGTGGCTATGACGGGTAATATCACGACCGATTTGGTCATCTTCTGTTTTGTCTTCGCCGTATCCGGGTTCCTCTATTTTGGCTGGGAGAGTCGCCGCCTGGATCGGAAGTATCCGCCCGTTGGAAGCGAGATCGACAAAGGTGTCTCAAAAGATTAACCATAAGCGACTATCCAAGTAGACTAAGTCGCGCCTCTGATCTATTCTGAATTATCAGAAGTGAGGAGCGACCCGATGAAGACCGCCAAGAAACTCTCCGTCCTCCGCCAGCTTCTCATCGGCAAGGGTTACTTCCGCGCTCTGCGCGCCCTGGAGTTGGCGCAGTCCTACCATACCGGAATCCGCAAGGACGGCGTCACCCCGGAGTTCGATCACCAGCTTTCGATCGCTCTCTACGTTATCACGCTACCCGACCTGATCTACCGTGAAGCGACGATCGCGGCGGTTCTCCTCCACGACATCTCCGAGGACTACTCGGTCAGCCGGTTGGAGATCATCAACCTGTTCCTGCCCATCGACGGCGAATTCGCTATTCTGGTCGCCGATGGTGTGGAGCACGTCACGAAGAAGTACCGTGGCTGGGTCAAGGACGAGGACGTGCTGTTCGAGGCCATGAGCGAGCATCCGATTGCCTCGATCGTGAAGCCCGCCGATCGCTCCCACAACCTTCAGACCATGGTGGGCGTGTTCACGGTAGAGAAGCAGGTTGCCTACATCGACTTCGCCGAGAAGCGCGTCCTGCCGATGATGAAGATCGCCCGCCGGAAGTTCCCCGAGCAGACCATGGCGTATGAGAACATGAAGCACGTCATCAAGGGCCAGATCGAACTAATCCGCTCGATCCACAAAGCCATGGGCATCTAAGTCCCGAACGAGAAAGGCGCCCCGGAGGGCGCCTTTTTACTTGTCCAGAGGATTTAGCGGCCAAACCACCGCGTCAGGGCTCTTGAACGTTTCGGTGATATTCCGAAGCGCCGCCCGGTAGGTCTTTACCTTCTCCAGAAGTTCCGCTTCGATAGGATAATCTGGCGTCAGCACGTAGTCGGTCTGTGCGATCAGCGCGTTACGAGCCACGCGGACGCGCGTCCAATCCATTTCAGACGTCGCGTAGACGATTTCCATCACAGTCTTCGAGCCGAGATCGACCTTGTAGTACTTTCCCGGAGAGAACGATACAGGAGTTTCAATAAATGCCTGATCAGCGTCGAGATTCACTGGAGTTTCTTCGACCCAAGCCTCAATCCGACCGGTCTCGATATTATAGATTACAAAATTTGACATTATGCCCACTCCACTACGGCCATGCTCTGATTCGGCGTTGCGATGCCTGTGGTACCAGCATTGCTGCCTGCTGAAAGCGGCAGGTACTGGATCGCAAACAACTGGTTACCGGTGAATCCTTCGCTCGTAAAGAACGACTGATTAATGTCGAGGAGATTCGGAACCACGTTGGCAGGAATCGGACCCAACATCACACTCAAGCTACCCGTGTAGTTTTCTACGCGAACGATGCGGTACCACGAGGCAATCGTGGGCCAATTGTTATCGTTCTGGTGCGAGAATCGAGCCTCAATGTTGTGAATACCCGCCTTCATGCCTTCGCACTTAACGAACACAATGGTGTTCCACTGTGAGGCGTGCTGGCTGAAATCGGGAGAGGTCGGGTTTGCGCTATACTGCGTCAGCGTATTGACTGGACCATCGGCGCTGTTGGCATAGCGGCGATATGAACCACCGCCACCGCTTCCAGTAACGATCTGACCGATGTCAGTCGAATCCACTGTTGCGCGTAGGCGAGCGCCATCCCAACCGATGTAAATCTTGTTTGTGCCCTGGGCGATGCCGCCGCCCTGCTGGACCGGGGTGAAGCCAATACCGCTACCGTTGCCGTCCGCTCCTGGGGGACCCGGAGGACCCTGGGGACCGGCAGGACCCTGGGGGCCGACTACGCCCGTTGCCGATCCAGCCGGGCCTGCCGGACCGGGATCGCCCTTAGGCCCCTGGGGGCCAGCCGGACCCTGGGGACCCTGAGCGCCATCGCGACCATCCTTTGGTACCGCCGTTGAGCCACCTGTGACACGACCCTTTGCATCGACCGTCACCAGGGAGTACTGACCCGGTGTGATACCGGTCGCGGCAAGGGTGACCTGAATGTTCGCATCGGCCGAGCCGTCAAACAAGGCCGACCCGGTGGCCTCGCCGAGCAGGCGGATGTTACGGGGAGTCTTCAGTCTCGTGGCAGTTTCGGAATTACCCGAGATATCAACATCGATCTTACCATCGGCCTTAAACCCACCGATCAACGTAACATTTCCGGAGCCGTCGAAGGTCACGCATCCACTCAACTGACCACCGAGGCAAAGCGTCATCGGGGTAGTCCAGCGATCGGCGAGGACAGACTTCCCAACGCGGACTTCGAGTGAAACATCTCGGGTCCCGTCGATAGCAGCGGAGGCAACCACGTCACCCGTGAGAGAAACTAGACGCGGAGTCACCCACTTCTTTGATGAGTCGGCAAGACCCTTTAGATTCGCCGTAATAACGTTAGCTTCGAAATTACCGCTCTGGTCGCGCTTGACTACAGTGTTTGGCAGGTTCGCAGAGGTCGCATCGCCGTCGAATGGCTTCCAAGTTCCCTGGAACCAACGCATCCGATTGGTACTGCGATCGAACCAAATCTGGCCAACCAGCGGGTTGCGCGGCGGCTGAACGGCCGAAAAGTTCTCCAGCACATGGATGAAGTTCTCAGCAAAGTCAGTACCGTAGTTGACGGCACCACGGCCAACCAGCGCGATCGGTAGAGTGGTTTTATCAATCTTCTGGTCAGCAATACTTGCAAGAACAGAACCATCAGTAAGCCGAAGAGTATATGGCATTCAGTTACCGCTCCTAAAACGGGCATTTAAAATATCTGGAGTATTTATTTATCCCCGTATTAACCCTGTTTTTCCGCCCTTGATGGGATTCGTCCAGATAGTTTGACAAGCTCTCAAATTGTCGTATAGTGGGTGAATCAGTGGGGGAGACCGGCACATGCAGTTCCAGACCATTCAGTTCGGTGCCAGCCTCTCCCGCGTTAGCGCCGCCATCGCCGAGATGGACGCCGCTCTTGCCGCTGGCGTGACCTACAAGGCCAGCTTCGACCGGATCAAAGAGCCCTTGGAGCGCGCGGTCGAGCACGCCTGGAAGCCTGTCACCTCGCTGATTCTCGACGTGGCCCGTGAGGACTGGAACGACTCGCTGACCGAGGTCTATTACGGCGGTGCCCCGACCGCGCACACCATCGGTACTGTGCAGAAGCGGGTTGCCAAACTGATCTCGCCCGATCACGAGCCCGTTGCGAAGCTCGCCGCCGCTTTCCTCGCCGAGATCGGCCCGGTGTTCGCCCGCCTCACCACACTGAAGGGCATGATCGTCAAGCGCGAGACCAAGGCCCAGACGGTTGCCCGCGAGGCCGCCTACAAGCCCGCTCCGGTGGCATCCTCGGTCGAGATTGCCATCCGCGCCCGCCTCACCGAGATCGCCGAGGGCGCCCGCGCCTCGATCGAGAAGCATTACGCGGATTACGACCGCCGTATGCTGGCTCTCTATCTCGCCGCCGATCTCGCCTACCCGGCCAGCCACTCGGCGAAGACGACCTTCTACAAATCCCCCCGCACGTTCTTCGTGTCCGACCGTACCAAGAGCCAGCGCAACGTCGAGGCCGCCTCCACCGTGGAGATGCTTCTGGACCGCGCCGACCGGACCGTGCCGCCGACTGCCCGTGCGGATGCCGAGGCGGTGATCGTCAATAAGGCCCAGAAGGACGCCGACGCCGTGGTGACGTTCTTCATCACCAAGAACCTGAAGAAGCTCGTCTCGGTGATTGAGGCCAAGGGCGGCTTCGCCAGCGCCACCCTGATCGGTGACAGCATCTCCGGCGGTGGCGTCGAGGGTTCGATCGCCGTGACCTTCGCGGACGGCTCCAGTTTCGTTGCCAGCAACTCGGTTGTCTACGTGCGTAACCAGCAAGGCACGCAGTTCAACCGCTTCCCCCTGACGTTCCACAATGCCAAGCTCGCCGATGGCACCACCATCAAGAATGTCTCGGAGAAGAAGATGAACGAGATTTTCGCGGTGGCCGCCTGATATGGCCCGGATGATCGACTTCACCAGATCGTGCAGGACAACCCAGGGGGTCCTCATTCGGGAGCAGGCGGAGCTTCAGACTCTGCACCGCGTCCTGATTCTGAATCATATGCGTATCCCGGAGAACGCTTGGAACGAGATGGTCGGCTTCGTGGAGTCGGCCCAGGTTCCGGGCGAGTTCGACATCCATTTCCCGCACAACCAGGGTCCTCACGTGCATGGCACGGTTGATGACGCCGAGTTTCTATTCTCGGACGCCAATGCGGCGTTCGATTTCAAAATAAGGTTTGGTTAATGAGTGAATCCACTCTGTATGAGGTGTTTCTAACCAAGGTGAACTACATCGAGGAGTTCAAGAACGGCCATGGCACCGGCCCGGTTATCTGGGACTACCTCGCCAAGACTTACCTGAATCTCCCCGATGGTCTCGGCTTCGGCGGGGACGACAAGCCCCTGTGGGCGCTGGCCCGCGATCCGCGCGTTCCCCTGGAGCAGCGGATCGTCCATACGATGACGTTCGACCATGCGATCATCACGCCGGGAACTATCCGCGAAGCCGCCTTGGCTTGTATTGCCGTGGCATCGCTGCTTCCTGAAGATCGAGTCAATCATTGGGGAGAGATCGGGACCGTTCTGGGCGACTATGTGGTTCGGGATAATCGTCTCCAGGGGATCGGCCTAAACTGCACCTCGGTGTGCGACCAATGGCGTGGTGTGGTCCCAAGAAAGATCAAGAACATCATTGGGGTGGTGGAATACGCAAAGCAGGTTCGAGATGCCTAAGTATGTCCCACTTCAACCGTACATACCGGGCCTACGCGTAAGCCAACTACTGTTCTTCATGCAGTATATGAGTCGGGAGATCGTTCGAGCTAGTCGTAAGGACCCTTCCAGACTACTGACGAAAGACACCTCCTACCTGACCATTCGCGAGGCAGAAATCTGGTTTGACCAGAACGGTCGCACCGCAGCGGTAGCCACGCAGATTTGCGGCGATGAAATAAGTAGTCCGTTCAGCGCCAATGCGCTCAGAGGGACTTATCAGGTCTGTGAGACAACCGATAGTCAGATCGGCGAGCGGATCGATAGCGCCACACCCGATCAGGTCCACGATTTTCTAGCCGGAATCGCTGATATGGACCTACGCATGAAATGGCCCAGAGAGAAGCGAATCAACTACCAGATCACCAACCTTCCTGGGATTCTCTATGATCCCGCCCTGCACGGGTGCTTCCTGTTTTCGGACGAGCACAACTTCGATCCCGCCCTGGTGGCGAACCGCGTCATGGTTGGGATGGAGAAGTGGCGCCATCTCATGTTTGATAACCAGCACCTGAACCGCAAATCTAAGGTAGACGGGGCTGTGATCGCGATCAACCAATGGTGTTCCGAGCACTGCTCGGGCTCCTATGCATGGACCTGCGCGGGACCAATTTGGGTCTTCACGGAACCTAACGACGCATTTCTGTTCCGCATTATGTGGGGATGATTGCTGCATTTGGTCTTGACACAAGGGGTTGTGCGCACGACGTTGATTCTATCTGAATCTTGGTGTGCAGGATCGCGATGCCCGAAACCAAACCAACATCGACGCCGAATCGACATCATCGGCAAAGTTTCCGCGAGAACGTTCTTCACAGGATTCGCCATGCAGGTATCCGTGGGATCACCCATGAGGCAGTGCTCGAATATTTTGCGGGGGAACCTCGTGTGAAGGTGACCGTCGCCCTTAATGAGCTTCTGGGTCGGCGCGAAGCGTACCTGCGCAGCGGAATCTATCGGGCGACGACATACCCGAAGAAAGACTAGCCTATATAAGGCGGGAGATAACTCTCAGATAAATACACTCATAAGTGTTTATCTCTTAAGGAGTTACCCCCAATGAAAAAGCTTTCCATGAGAGGCGAGGAAGTCAACTTCGCCTACTACATCGAGCAGAACGCAGGAATGCCTGCGGTTGGCAACGCCATGCTCAACGCACGCGGCGATCAGCTTGATTCGCGCGGCAACGTCGTCAAGACCCGCGCAGAAATCTCCGCCGAGTATCACCGTTCGCAGAAGTCGGTCCGTCAGGTCTCGATCTCTTCGCTCGACTCCGAGATTTTCCAGACCCCGGCCGAGGCGGTTAAGAAGCTCCTCGACGACAAGAAGGCCGTCAAGGCGGCTCCCCCGGCCCGCAAAATCAGCGACGCCGATTAAGCACTCAGGAGGCGCGGTCGAAACCTCGCGCCTCTCGCTTGGCCACGCGGATGGCCTCGCGCTTGTTCTTCCCCTCGTGCAGGACCATTCCGCCGTCGCTCTGGATCACCTGATAACGGCCATCGGACCATTCGAGCACGTCGAAGTGCCCGACCCCATCGGTTTCCGAGGCCGTCTTCGCCGCGATGTTCTCGTGGTGGATCGGATAGTCGCTCATCGAACGTTCCTCAGTGCGGGGTGATCCTCGGGGACACCATTGGCGACGGCCATCTCCCGGTAGGTGTCGAACAGCGGACCGTCCGCCTGGACCGTGCTACGATCGATCCCAGACAGGCGTAGGCGAAGATTGTGCTCCATCCGGAGCGTGGCCCCGGCGCAAGCGAACTCGGCCCCCTCGGGGCTCTTGTGGCAGGCGAACGCGGTCATCGCCATGTCCTCCGCCGTATGGGCGAGCGCGATGAACCGCTCGGGTGGAAACCGTCTCACTTCGACATCCGTCCGCCAGGGGCATTCCGGGCAGGTACGCTTGCAATGAGGGATCGCCATCAGCACCACCGCATCTTGAACGCGAACGCATCATCCTCGCGCATGAACTTCGCGCGAGTCGTGGTGACCTTCCAACGGGTCTCGACACCGTGTCCCTGCGGGCCGAACTGATTCTCGCACCAAGAGCGGACCTCTCCAACCAAGGGAGGGCGTATCATGCGAACATACCCAACGGGCGCCTCGATCGGCCTGCCGTTGCTATCGGTGCGCGTGAAGACGCGCGGGAACACCTCCCCCGTGGGCTCGGTCTGCCGATACATCACTTCCTCCGGCGCTTCTTGAATGACCCGTCCCGCCGCCGCTCCTCGAACTGACGGAAGAAACCCTTCTCCGTATACGGGCTCTCGCTGATGGTCAGCGATTTTACCAGACGATCCGCCATGATGTCGGCGAGACGGACCGGACGATCGTCGGAGATGATGAGAATGTCCTGCCGCACGTCGGCCTTCTCACCCCAATGCACGTCCAAAACGCTGTCGAACGTGTCGTCCAGAAGCGAGATAACAGCGCTTCGACCCATCGCGACGAACGCCTCATGGTTGTTCCACGGGGTCATCACGCTGTGCTCGCTCGCCGCCACGTCGCCCGCATAGATCACGACGATCGGATAGCTGCCGTACCACCGCACCTTGAACGCGGTTGCGGCGAGCGCATCCGTGAAAGTGATCTCGATGAAGTCCGGGGTCTCGCGCAACTTATACGCACCGGGGACCTGCTCCAGCCACTCCCGCACCTCAGGCTGGAGCAGAAGGTTGTAGGTCTCCGCCTCGCGCTGCGGCTGGATCATGACGGGCGTGGCGTCATGACAGGACAACAGGAAGACATCGTTGCCCTGGTGATCCTTCGAGATATCCATCACGCCACCTCCATCGCATACTCGATCCGCTTCACGCCCTGCTGGCGAGCGAGGCGCTTGGCGTCCTCTTCGTCCTGAGCGTACACCGTGCACGCCTTGCGGCTGCTCCCATCGGTGTCGGTCGCGTAGACCGCGTAGTCTCGGGTCTGGAGAAGCTCGCCCCGCAGAGCTTCGAGGATATCGAGAGCAACCGACATGGTTTCGCTGGAGCAATCCTTCGGCAGCGTGGCGGCGATGATCGCGGAGATACGGTCGGGGGTCAGGCTGGCCATGTTGTGTTCCTCTCTGCTGATTCGTCTAATATACACCGATTCGTTAGAGAGTCAAATCACGATGATGCGGAAATCCTGGCCGAACTGCGCCCCCACGGCCTCGAAGCCGACATTCATCCGGTGCAGATCGACGCCCTTGAGATCGAACTGCTGGATGTCGCGCTTTCCCGAGAGACCCTTGAGCATCAGACGGACCTCCTCGGTCCGATCGCGCGAGAACGGGTACTTCACCGGGTCCATATCGTACATCCGGATCATCGCAATCGCCTCGATCTGGAAATCCGAATCCGGGGTCCAGCCGGTCAGCTTCTTCGCCGCATCGAACAGCCATTGCGGGGCGTAGAGGGCGGGCTCGATCCAGAACATGGCATGTCTCCTTGCTGATTTCCCCAATGTACGCCGATCTGAGAGGAATGCAAGCTATTTGAATTTTGACCCCAGAGTCCTGCGTCCCTATAATCCGAAGATAGTTAATTTCATTTTCAAAGGCATTCTTACATGGCTGAAGTTGTTGGTAAGCTCACGGCGATCAAGGATCGCGTATTCGTCCACGATATGGATGACGGCGAGAAGGTCACCCGTGGCGGCATTCTGATTCCCGGCGACGACAAGACGAATCGTGGTATCCGTGATCGTTGGGCACGCGTCTATCTGGTCGGCCCCGAGGTGGACGACCTTCAGGCGGGTGATTGGGTTCTGGTCAAGCATGGCCGCTGGACCCCCGGCGTCACCCTGGCCGATCCCGAGAAGGGCGACGTGAAGGTTTGGCTGGTCGAGTACCCCGAATCGGTTCTCTGCGTGGCCGACGAAGTCCCCGAAGGCGTGCACCCGCGCGATCTCGCCGTCACCACGTCGAACGCCGCCCCGTTTTAATATCGACCTGGGGTGGTCGGCCTTTTAAGATCACCCCATACCGACGAATATTTTGTAGGCATTTAAGATGGCAGTCGAACTCTGGGTCGAAAAATACAGGCCCCGGACCTTTGATGAGTACGTATGGCGGGATTCCACCATGCGTAAGAAGTTCGAAGAGATGGTCGCCACCCGTGCGATGCCTCACCTCCTCCTAGAGGGCGTCGCGGGTACCGGAAAGACCTCTCTGGCCTATCTGATGCTGAAGCAGATCGGCATCGGTACCGGGGACATCCTGTACATCAACGCGAGCCGTGAGCGGAAGATCGAAGACATTCAGTCGAAGATCATCGGATTCGTCGGATCGTGGGCGCTCAACGATACGGGCATCAAGTACGTCGTACTGGATGAGGCGGACAAGATGAGCCCGCTCGCCCAAGGACTCCTACGCGGCGAGATGGAGACGTATCACCGCGAGTGCCGGTTCATCCTGACGTGCAATTACGCGTCGAAGATCATCGAGCCGGTCCACTCGCGCTGCCAGACCCATACGTTCCGCACCCTCGATCGGGACGACTTCACCGCTCGTATCGGCGAGGTGCTGGTCTCCGAGGATGTGAAGTTCGAGATCGACGACCTGCTCCGGCTAGTCGAGTTCACGTTCCCCGACCTGCGCAAGGGCATCAACTTGGCCCAGCAAAACGTCCAGGGCGGCGTACTGCTCTCGCCCCGCGCGGAGGAGTCATCGGCCAAGGACTACATGCTGGAGATGACCAACCTGTTCAAGGCTGGTCGGACCAACGATGCCCGTCGTCTCTGCGTCGCCCAGGCCCGTCCTGAAGAATACCCGGAGGTCTACCGGTTCCTGTACAAGAATCTCGATCTATGGGGAGATTCCGAGGACATTCAGGACAACGTGCTGCTGGCGATCCGTAAGGGTCTGGTGAATCACTCGGTTGCGGCGGATCAGGAAGTGAATCTCGCAGCAACGTTCGTTGAGTGCAAGCTCATCGCCCAGGGCAAACTGTAAATCGACTTCTCGAAAGCCGATTGATATTCTTCAAAAGCATTTTAACGAAGGTATTTTTTCAATGTCTAAGAAGCTCACCGATCTCCGTAACCGTCCGTTCCTCGTGATCAACACGATTCAGCGTCCGGCGGCTGGCATGAACACGTCCAAAAAGGGCTGGGGCGATACCCAGGGCGCCTGGACGATCTTCGAGATTCCCGCCGTGATCGACCGCGTGTCGAACAAGCACATGCGTGAAGCCACCGTGATCATCGACGTGATGGCAACAAATTGTGTGAAGAACCGGTTCGACACGGTCACGGAAGACGAAGTCGTTGCCCACTACCTGACCAAGTACAAGCCCCAGGTGGCCGAGGCGATGGACCTCTGGCTGTCCAAGATGTCGAAGCGCATCGCTGCCGATCCGACCCTGAACCCGTCCGATCTCGTCACGTCGCTGCGCAAGGCCAACGCGGATGCCCCGGCCACGGTCGAGTCGGCTGTCGCGGAAGTCGCTGCTGCGGTCAACCAGGGCTAATCCGAACTATGCTCATCCTGACGGACGTTGACGATACCTGCCTGAAGTTCGCCGACGAGCTTCAGGACTACGCCGCCAAGGTGGGCTGGTCCACCAACGGGACGTTGCGAGACATCTACGACCTCGCGACGTTCTTTGGCACCACCCGAGAGATCGCCGTGGACATGCTCCACGACTTCATCCGGATTCGGGGCCATGAACAGCCTGCCGAGCGCTGCGCCAAGACGGTCATCCCGGAGCTTTACGATGCTGGCTACGACTTCGTCGCGGTCACCGCGTGTGGTCTCGATCCGGTTTTCCGCCTGAAGCGCACTCGGAATCTGGAGAAAGAATTCGGTTTCCGATTCCAAGATGTGCACGTGGTCGATCTCAAGGCGGAGAAGACCCCGATCCTCAGCCTGTACGAGCCCGCGATCTGGGTCGAGGACCACTTCGGTCATGCCTGCGCGGGGGCCGAGCTTGGTCACCGCACCTTCCTACTCGATCGCGCCTACAATCGCGGCCAGGAGCACCCGTTGGTCACACGGGTTCCGGACTGGCACGCCATCGCCGATGTTTTGAGGTAACCCATGGACGTGTTTCTATCCCTCTACGTGCTTGCGGATTCGTCCGGCGCGTCTCTCCTACCATTCCTCGTCGCCGCTGTGACCGAGGACGAGGCCACCGACCTGTCGGACGCCTTTATCGAGGCGGTTGAGACGATCGGACAGGAAGAGGTGACCGATCAAGAGGTTGAGGCGGCCCGACACGAGATCGAGGTGATGCGGGCGAACATCTGTCTGTTGCAGGACGAGGGTGAAATCGCCGTGGTCACGAAGTGCCTGCGCGAGCACAACCCAAATTTCGAGACCGAGATGAAGTCGCTCGCGGGCGGCGTGTTCACGGTCGGTGTGAGCCTGGAGGCAGGATTCTCCCTCCAGGCGTCAAACACCCTGAGGAATCGCATGGCTTCCCACTACCTGCTGGCTACGCTGAGTGTCGAGCTTGAGTAATGCCCGCCAATCTCGACAAAAACGTACTGGAAGACGAACATCATTGCGTTAGAATCCCTTATGGTCTTGATAATCTTGACCTAAGGATGTGGTTGGTTAAGAACGGCACAGGATTGTATTTCAATCCCCTTTCAATAGACGCCCTCTCCGAACGTAAGCAGGAATGGGTCTTTTCCGATTCTAGCACAGCAATGCATTTTAAGTTAATGTTTGGATGAGACATGGAATTCGACGGCACATTGCGCCCTGAGAAGCACGATTCGGTAAAGCTGAAGCACGCGAAGTATCAGCATCATTGGGTTGAGATCGAGCGTTGGCTCAAGCATACCCAGATGGGTCGATTCCGTAAGTGCTTCCACCCAGCGAAGAATCGTATCAGTAGCGATGTGTTCTCGGAGATCGAGTACATCTTCGCTGACCCTGATGCAGCGTTCGCATTCAAGATGCGATTCGTCTGATGGTCTATGGGAAGCTGACGGTCATATGCGGGCCAATGTTCGCAGGAAAGACCACCGAGACGCTGAAGCGAGTTCTTTGGGCTAAGAACGGTCTCAATCGATCCGTGCGGGTGCTCAAGCCGAAATTCGACGATCGCTACGCCGAGGCCGAGATCGTCTCCCATGATGGCCTGCGCACGCCTGCGGAGAGCATTGCCGCGCTCCCCCAGGAGATCGGTCAAACCGATCTGGTCGTTCTGGACGAGATTCAATTCTTCCCCACCCACGTACAGGGGGACCTCTACGGATGGGTGCAGGATCAGCTTGGTCGCGGTGTCGAGGTGATCGCGGCGGGTCTCGATATGGACTGGCAGGGCAAGCCGTTCGAGGGCACCGCCCTGCTCATGGGGATGGCCGACGAGGTGATCAAGCTGAACGCCCATTGCACGGTGTGTGGGCGTCCGGCCCGGAAGACGTTCAAGCTCCACCAGTGCGGCGACTCGGTCGAGCTTGGAGCCTCGGACAAATACGAATCCCGGTGCAACACGCATTGGTAGGTTGACGGCCTCTTAGATTGGTGTATTTTCGTTTCATCAAATCAGGAGGGCCTATGTCGTACAAGTTCGAATGCTCCACCGCCTCGAAGCGCAAGGCCCTCGTCCGCCGGACCTGTGACCTTGCGGTCAAGCATGGCGCTGACTACACAATCGACAACAGTGAACCGCTGGAGACCAGCGTTCTTATCACCCTGGATGGGTTCGCCGTCCGCATGTACTTCCGGGGTCGGGCGCGTATCGATACGTTCTTCGGCCACTGGTTCACCGGGGTGTCCAAACCGGGCCAGCGTTACCCGGAGAACTTCGACATCACGATCGGCGGCACCATGAACCAGCATCACTTCGCCAAGGCGACCAGCTACGCCGAGACGTATGCGGACTTCTACCGTTCGCTCGATGACGGTCTCGGTCGTCTCGTTTCCCTGAGGAGTCCCGCATGAACATTCTGCAATGGGGGATGTTCGGCGCCCTCATCACGGCGCTCGGCTGTATCGCCTCTCTATCCCTGTGGCCGTACCTGAACATGGTCGCCGAGTTCTTCATCGAAATCGGCTTCGAACCGATGCAGGCGATCCTCGCGACCACCGCGCTGCTCACGCTGGTCTTCATCACGCCGCTGCCGTTCATCTGGAGGCGCACGTGACCGACGAGAAGATCATCGAGGTTCGTCGCAAGGGCCGGACTATGACGGTCTACCGGATGCCGGACGGGACCTATTCCTGCTACGTCGATGGGGTGAACACGCAGTACGATCTCACTGCGGAGGAGGTCATGGGCTGGCTCGGCAACGCCCTGGAAGATGGTTCATGAAAGAGCCGCGCTTCGCGGTGTACGCAGACGATGAGTGTACCCTGTTCGAGATTAGAAATGGCGACGACAACGCCTGCTATGTCTCGGAGTACCCCGTGTTAATGGACTGGCTGGAAGACAATTTCGGCCCCGAGTGGGATTACATGAAGGATTCCGATGGAAATCACCCTCCGAATCCGACGTACGAAATCCTGCCATTTCACGTGAAGTTTCATGGCGCAAGTACGAATCCCGCGATGGTATTCCGACTGCGCTGGTGTTAGGTCGGCCAATACTATTTGATTACGTTGATGCTAATACGGCGTAAGACCGAATATTAGAGTTATTAATATAAAACAGTCACAGAAACAAAAAGGCCCACGTCAGCATCAACGTGGGCCTATCTTATTTCTATTTAACTGAGTCCCCACCAAGTTGTATCAGGAATCCACTCTACATAGTCAGTCTCAAAAAGGTCGGCATTTGTTGTCCCGGCTGTTCTAGATACTGAAATCGAGGGAGCATAAAATGGCCGTGCCGGATTAGTCTCTATGTTTGTCGTAATAGTGTTTTTTAGTACACCATTGATATAGAATTTCGCCGAAGCTTTGCTAACCTCTATTCTTAGAGTATCAAACGATCCAGATAGATATGGAACTCCAGTATCCATAACGGTCTGCCCATTCCCGCTAGAACCAGTTCGTCTCGCAATGACCGCGTAATTCCCCGGAACTGGCGAATTGGGAGCTACAAAGAAACCTAACGCCGCAGAACCAGTGGTAGCACCTGTATTCCTAAATGCGCCAGGACCAGATGTCTGATCAAGTCCAAAGAACCAATTAATATCGTCTATATTTGCTTGAAGAAACTTATGTCGAGTTTCGTATTTGGAGATTTTGTCCGTTAGTGCGACGCCAGAATAGTTTGTTGCGATTTTTGCTGAAAAACCTGCTGTTGCGCCAGAATTAAATACCAAAGAGCCATGCGTATCAAGATCAGTAACGCTTGTGTTCATATAGAACGAGCAAGATGTCACATTAGAATAATACGAAAAACCGCCACTAATGTTCACTGAAACGTTAGCAGTGTTGTAAGCTCTACCCTCTGTAAAGTCAGCAAAGATTCTACGTCGTTGGTTTATACCTACTGGAATACTAGCGTTATTTGATACCCATTGTGTATCAAAGTCAACTAAGGATTTCTTGGACAAAACCTGTCCGGTCGTGCCACCGACAGGTACACCCTGGCCATTCGCTCCTGCGGGACCAGTAGCTCCGGTTGCACCCGTAGTTCCAGTAGGCCCTGTCGGGCCTGGAACTGCCAACAAGGCGCCGTCTACTGTAAAATTATCTCCATTACGGGCAATGATAAACTTATCGCCAGCTTTCGGCGCTCCGGCGTCTAGAAGTTGAGAAATTTTCTTGTCTGACATTATGGTTCCTTACTGCTGCTTTTCAGATAGAAGGCTTCCATTGCCGTCCTCTAGAAGAATCGGTCTAGAAGACTCTGTAGTTATAAAATACTTACGAATAACTTCGCCAATTCTAATAGTTCTAAGTAGATTTATTCTTCCAATCAAACGAACTGCCACGATAAACCCTCGATTTCTACCCTATAATATTTAGGGGAAACCTTCTCTCAATTAACAAGGCAGAAACAACAAGAAGGCCCACGTCAGCATCGACGCGGGCCTCTTGCGTGCGGGTTAGGTGAGGAACTTAGTTGTCGCCGTAAAGATTCAGAATCTCTTCGATGATAGGATGACGCTCAACGTCGCCGGTCTCAAACTCACAGATCGAGATGGCATCAGAACCACGGCGGCTCAGTCGCTCAACAAAATCCTTAAGGCCGTTCTCTTCGAATCCACGATCAGCCTGCTTGATATCGCCAGTGACGATCATGCGGGAGTTCTCGCCGATACGGGTGAGGACCATCTTCATCTGATTAATGTTGGAGTTCTGCGCCTCGTCGAACAGGACGATGGCGTTCTTGAAGGTACGTCCGCGCATATAGGCGAGCGGGGCAATCTCAATGACTTCGTCGAGAACCATCTTCTCGACCTGTGCCGGGGTGTAGTGCTCCTTGAACACGTCCATGATCGGGAGAACCCACGGGGCCATTTTCTCTACCAAGGTGCCTGGGAGGAAGCCGTGCTGCTCGTCAACGCTGACGGCGGGGCGGGTGATGATGATCTTGGTAAAATCGCCAGACTGGAGCGCCTGGATCGCGTACTGCGTTGCGAGGAGGGTCTTGCCGCAACCGGCCGGACCCATGGCGAAGACGACGTGCTTGGATTCGTCGAGGAGGGTGTCAACGTAATCTTCCTGCGCTACGTTGCGGGGAAGAAGTTCGACGCGCTTCTTGCGGGCCGTGGGTCGATCAGACTCAGAATCGTGGAAGGGAATAATCTCTGCGCGATGGTTGCGACCGAAGTTGCGGTCTTCGCGAGGGTTCGGCTTGTTAGCACGCTTAGCGCGCTTGTTGATGTTTCTAGCCACGTGGGACTCCCTGGAGTTGGGTAGTGTTGGTAACCGCACGTGTTTATTTATATACTACTTTTGCTCTCAATATCTACATAGTTATGTATGCCTATTAGTTGGATAAGATGCTGGCTTAATTATCATCTGGTCTAAAATTTGACCAAACATGCTCTGATACGTGTGTTTCTTCGCCATCGAAGAGATCAGAATTGGTCAATTTCAGACCGTCGATCATCCGATTAGCGTCAAACTCACGGGCAAATCGAATCGCCCATTCGTGGGTCTGCCAACACAAATGCCCACAGACCACGCCGATATAGCGGCGACCCATCCGGTCCGGGTCCACAGAGCGCTCGATCAGCCAGCCGGTCTCGTCTTTTTTATTTTTAAAACACATATGAGAAGTCTTGTTCTTCATTATAATGCTCTGACGCATGGTAGGGCTGGTCTAGTGTTGATTGGCGGCCTCAGTAGCATAAATCGTCCGATGCCCGCCAGCGGGGCTCCTAGCGGATTGACAGTCAATTGTGAGGCGTCACATACCTAGGACCCCAACCGTGGAGGCGAACATGAAGGGCGAGGCGAACTCAACGATAGCAGAGAAATTCAAGGCTAAGGCCACCCCAGAGGAAATTGCGGAGCGGAACGAGCGAGCCTTACGGGATCGTGAGCGGTATCGTCGAGAGATGGAGAAGAGCAGAAATGAAAAGCGATGAAGATTTCACCCCGGCATGCGCAATTGGAGAAATTTGCAGAATATGCGGCACTCCAGCGCAACGAAAGGTCGAGGAGGTGATATTCGATGATGATCCGATGCCAAACAGACATAATTATTCTGCTTATGTCTGCATTGAACACTTCAATGCAATAATGGGTATCGGTCCAAAACAATAATGTGAATCACAAAGCATAGTTCTATTCTTTAGAGATGACAAAGCGAATCTCTAAAGACGAAATGTTTCTCACTATCGCTCTAACTACAGCCAGACGCGCAACCTGTATCAGACGGCGCGTCGGCTGCATTTTGGTGGACCGGTACGGCGATGTCATGGCGACCGGCTACAATGGCCCTCCGAGGGGCTGGGATCACTGTACGGACAGACCCTGCCCCGGAGCCACGGCAGTGCCTGGAACCAGTCTGGAAGCCTGTGAGGCGATCCACGCTGAGCAAAACGCTCTTCTTCAGTGTGGAAACGTCTATGCGATCCATACGGTCTACTGCACGGACTCGCCCTGTTCGACCTGCGTGAAGCTGCTCCTGAACACCTCTGCCGTCCGGATCGTGTATCTGCGTGAATACCCCCACGCAACCAGCCAGGAGCGATGGACCCGCTATCCGATGACCCTGAATGGCGGGCGAGAGATTCGCACGTGGGAAAGATTCCCGGACTCAGAACGCCTTCTTGACATGTTCTCCAACTGATGTACCTTATAGGTATCATCATAGGAGGCGAGCTATGGGACGTAAGATCATCGTCGATATCGACCTCCCATACGAGCGTCTTGTTCGTATGTATTTTGACACCCAGGAACGGGCGCTGGACTGGATTCTGAAGAATCCCTCGATGTACGAGAATTGCGTCCAGAACATTGAGATGTACTTGGAGCCAGAGTACATCGACATTAAGTCGGCGCTGTCGGCGAAAGTAGCGGGCTGAACCATCCATGGCACAGTCACCCTGAAGGCGTAGAATGACTGATCTGGCATGGCTGGTCTTCGGACTGATTCAAGCTGATGCGGTTGAGGACCGGAGTTTTCGCATCCTTGATCACTGCACGATCGTCTACGGCCTGGAAGATCGAGCCATCGCCATAAGATTCGGATGCCCCTACTGGATTCGAATTGAGGGCCGGAATTGGGGAATGATCGTCTCAACGACCTCGCATGGCATCTTCCTGCGGGGGATGCGGGGCGACAAAGAAATGGCCGAGCGAGACCTGTTTCTGCTACGAATGGTTCTACCAATCCACCCTTAGGAGTCATCCATGTTTGTGTTCCTGCTCGGCGCCGTAATCGGTAGCGTCATCACCCTGGTCATTCTCAGCGCGATCGACCGGAAGTCCCGCGCGTACATCCTCGACTACTTCGATCTTCAGTCGAATCGTCGTCCAAAGGACAAGCTCTGAATTTGTCGGTCACGACGATCAAAATGATTGAATATTCCTGGCTCGTATATGGTCTTCAGCAAGCCGAATACGAAAATCCCAACAATAAACTACGTCTAAGCTTTGTAAACCGAAATGATTTATTGCTCTATCAGTACGGCGATAGAGTCGTATCATTGTGTTATCGTGGTTTAGGTTGTATTAGAGTGGAAGGCTTTAGTTGGGGTTTAATAATCTTTAACATAGAGGGCCATAGCTTAAGAGCCATGCGTGGTAACACGAAAGCGGCCGAGCAAGACCTATTCATGCTACGGATGGTTCTTCCGGCGATCGAGCTTTGATAGGCGGCGGGGCGTACGAGGCTGATGGCCTTCTACGATACGCCCCGCAAAAAGTATTCAGACTTAGGTTCGCTGGGATTGCTTCGACTTCGACGCCATAGCATCGATCGGGGTATTTTTGGGAGAGTCATTTCTCTGATAATGGATTCCATCAAGCTTACTCTCACCGACCTTTGTCATCAGGCTCAGCATTTTTTCGTATCCTAGACCGGCCGCGACCTTCGCAATATTGAAGTGACGCAACGCAACCTTTGCGTTCTCAGAATCTTTGATATTCACAGAATTTTTCATGATATCCCGACACTGTTCGAGGTGATCTTCGAGATTTTCCGCCTTGATCGGTGCGTTCTTAAATATGTCGGTGTTCCCAGCCTCCATACGAACAATCATGACATTCGCAATTTTAATCATGCTTTGCGAGAAATTGTCATAGCCGAGGTCCCGAAGGGCCTGGGCGAGTTTAAGGTGAAGAATTGCCCGCTTGAAAACTGGACTCCCACCATTGCCGGACCGCTCAGCCTTTCGGGTCAGCGCATCGATTGTGTTCGCTAATTTGTCGGTCATACATTTTTCCTTAAAATAGTATTTATTTAAAGATTCTAGGCATTTTATGGTCTGAACCACTCGAACCGCATTTTTCCGCAATCATAGATTCGCTCGTACCCAAGCGTCGCCATCATCTCTCGCTCAGTTGATCCCTCAATGCCAAATCTCCGTTTGATATCTGCTTTGGTGAAAGACCGCTTTGAAAAGGTTTTCTTCCCGAGAACGTACCGATAGTCGATTGGTACGCTTCCAGAATACTTGAAACCAGATTTGAAGTACAAATTACCGTCGCTGTATCGACGATCAGCGAAAGAAACAACATGGTTGTATTGGTTTTCTTTTACTGCATGGCTGAATATTTTCGAGAATAACCCCGAATAGATTTTGCCATTTGTACAGAACCGACTCAAATCAATATTTCTGGTTCCACGCTGTATCGAAAACGTCATTACGGCGACAAGTTCCTCACCCTCGAACGCCCCAAACGCATCGCTGATCCCCTGCGCTCGGCCCTGAATGTGATACCGCTCAGTAAACATTTTGGCCGCATCCAGACCGATCTTAGAAACTTTCAGCTTTCTGGCACCCACTCCGCGAATCGAGCGGCCACACAGATTTAGAATCTTGTTTCGAACGCATGTTGGACGCTCCAGCCACTCGTCTTCGTTAACATGGAGAAGACGGATGCCCTGGTCATGGCACGCTTTCCACTTATCATAATGGTAGGTTTTCGACTTCAGGCGATCGGTATGAAAACGAAGCCCGTTGATCTCAATCGCAAGGTTGAACTCCGGAAGAAGCAGGTCGATCTCATATGGGGCGATGAGCTTTCGATCTGTTGGAATGACCCGAATACCCTCAGCTATCAAGAAATCTTCAATTTCAATTTCGTATCGAGAACGGCTACTCCAGCAGCTTGGGCATCCCTGTTGAAGATGAAGATGGTCGGCCGGGCGCTGCTGGAATGGCCCATGAATCGGGCAGACGATCTCAACTTTCGATTTTGCCCTGACATACGAATCCGGATAGGTGTATTTGTCATTGTGAATCGCAGACGCCTGCTCGTAAAACTCGGCATGGTCTTTGGTTGCACATCCTGCACACTTCGCGCACCCAAACCCACTGAGATGATTGTTTGGTGTTTGACGAAAATCACCATGCGTTGGGCAGGTTATTATTAATTTTTCGAGAGCGCCCACGTACACGGCGCGGTCATACTCGTATGCGTCCGCGTGCACGCGCCGGGCGTCCTCGACGAACTGTGCGGTGGTTTTCTTCTTTGTTCCGCCACATGCATCGCAGCCCTTTCCAGATAGGTGAGAATCAGGGGTCTGAAGGAAATCACCATGAATCGGGCACCCTATACGAACCAGTTTCTTGGAGTTCTGATACTCGGTTGCATCATAGGAGTAGCGGTTTCCATGAATCTCCCGAGCCCGCCTAATGAACGTCTCGGTGGTCATCTTGGAATTGCCTGAGCATGCCGGACAGCCTACGCCGCGTACATGGTCGGCGGCGACCTGCGTGAAGTCGCCATGGTCCTCGCAGGTGATCGTGATCCGATCTCGGCTCGCCGTGTAGACGGCGCGGTCATAGGTGTACCGGTCAGCATGGACAATAGAAGCCTTTGCAATGAACGATAGAGTATCTTTAACGCGAGTCATCCTTCTATTATACCACAATCGAGATCATAAGCAAACGCGAGGATTAACCATACAAAAGAAAAGGCCCGCCGAAGCGGGCCTTTCCAGTAGACAATCAGCTTAGATCGTGTGATCTTAGATGAACGAGAGCGAGGCGGTGTCGATTCCAACGAGGCCGAGGAAGTCGGCAGCGTTACCCAGCGACGAAGCCGAGTTGGTGAGTTCGATGTAGCCATAGCGGGTCATGAAGGACACGACCGGCTCGAAGGTTGCCGGATCGATAACAACACCGGAAGAGGTCAGCGGAACGTAAGGGCAGTAGAACGCTGCTGCGTCCATTTCGTTACCCTTGTAGCCGATGAGAACCGGGGTGTTGTCGGCAGCGTACTGGTCAACGTACACGCGGAGCGAGTTGTTGAGCGTACCAACGAACTTCGTGTTGGTCGGAGCCTCAAAGGTGCCCTCGGTCGTGCGAGCGAACGCAGACGTGGTGGCAGACTGAAGGATCGTGAGAGCGGTCGGGGAAACGACGACCCAATTGCCTGCGCCACGACGGGTGCGGGAAGCAATGAGGTTGGCCTGACGGTTGATCAGGATCGCGAGGGCAGCGTGCACGTCGCCGACGAAGGTCGGGGTGCCGGTGACAGCGGACTGAGTGAACGTCGAGGTGGGCATACCCGGAAGAGCGCGGAGCGAAACAAGAATCTCCTGATCGATCTCGGCGGTGATCTCCTGCGCGAGCGCAGCCATGATCTCGGCCTCGATGTCGATGCCCTGCTGAGCCTGGGCGTCCTGGGCAGCTTCGAAGGTCCAGCGAGCCGAGAGCTTGCGGGTCTTGGCTTCGACGACTTCCTTCAGAATCTGGATGGAGAGGCGGTTACCGGCCTTACCTTCGAGGTTCGCGGTGGCAGCAGCCTTCGGGCTGTTGACGTTCTGGTTACCCGAGTAGAAGCGGGCGATATCGAACGGGGACAGAGCCTCGTTACCGGCAGTCGTACCCGAACCATCGGTCGGGACCGTGTCGGCGTAACGAACGCGCAGCGTGTGAATCTGAGCAACCGGACCGGTCATGGGCTGAACGCCGATGATCTCGTTCGCGATAACGGTCGGCATGACGCGGCGAATGACCGGCAGGATGACCTTGTTCAGGGTAGCAACGGAAGCTGCGTTGGTCGCGCCAGCGGTGGCGTTTTCCATGAGCTTGAGTTCGCGACGGGTGTTCTCAAGAACGGTCTCCATGACCTTCTTCTTGTTCGCGTTGGCGGTGCCGTCCTGATTGTGGGTGAGGTCACGACCTTCGCACAGTGCAGCCTTGGTGGCCTTCCACTGAGACTCGAAAAGCTTATTCATAATAAACTCCTAAAATGGCTTTCTGTTGAAACCGGCTTAAGTGCCGAATTGAATTCCACTATTATTTACTTAACTGACCGTAATACGGTCAGTTAAGTAGTAAAATGGCTTATTTCTGGATTCCTGCGAGGCGAACAACCTGCGCGATCATCTCGCTAGACACGTCTAGCTCGTTATCCGTCTCGATCTGAGCAGATTCGGCTAGACGATTGGTCTTGTCGCCAGTGACGACGCGACGAACCGGAGCCTTGGTCTCGCTAAGAACCTTCGGGGCGTTGTTCTGCGGAGCAGGAGCCTTACGAACGCCCTCATTGAGGACGGCCGGGAGGTACTTGTCGAAAGCCGAACGCAGAGCGTCAGTCTTCGTGGTCTCCAGCAGGGATTCCATCATCTGGCGCTTGTCACCGCGAAGGTTAGACAGAAGCTCAGTCATGGTCTTGGTGCGAATCGCGCGATCCTCAGCCAGCTTGACCTTGCGGGTAACCGACTCAATGGCGGTCTTCGCTTCGTTCAGCTTGGCCGTCTTAGCGGCGAGTTCGGATTCCTTGGATTCAAGGACGTTCTGAAGAGCACGAATCTCGGAACCCTCATTGAGGTACGAGGTCATGAACTCGGCAGCGACGGCCTCGAACACGCGACGACCAAAATTGTTCTGGCGGTTGCGCTCAAGGTCTTCATGAAGCTGAGACATCTCACGCTTCAGGGTGTTGTTGATCTCAGCCTCGACCTTCTTGGCCGACTCCGAAACGAACTTCTTCTGCGTATCCGCGAGCTTCTTCTTGCTCTCGGCCACAATCTTTACGCGGGTCTCAACGAGGGCACGGTGATCCTGCTTGAATTCGTTAAGCTCACGCTTGACCTGACGAACGACGAACTCGTCGATCTTGGTCACACGCTCTGCCTGCTGGCGAGCGACTTCGGCCTTCACCGTGTTGAACTGCTCGTCGAGCTTCTTCTGCTTCGCGACAAGGTTCTTCTTGGACTCGGCAAGTGCCTTGATCGTCTTCGCAAGCTCACGCGTTACGAAGGCGTTCGCCGTACCGATGCTCTCCTTGAGCTTCGAACGGTAAAGGGTCTTGGCCTCGTTGATCTGCGACGCAAGCTTAGTGTGCGTCTCCTTCAACTTGGCGATTTCAGCGGCCTTGGCTTCCTCGGTCTTCTGAACCACATCCGAAAGCATGCGGTCCATAGCCTCGACGAACGTCGCCTTATCGTGCTCAAAGCGCGTAGCGAACTCTTCACGAATCGACAGTTCAGCCTCTTCGCGAGCCTCGGCCACCTTCTTATCGAAGGCTTCCTGAAGCGAAGTGACCATCTCAGCGGGAAGGCCAGATTCACCCAGAATATTGGCAAGGTTGTCCATCAGAATAACTCCTCTGGTAAAATTATCGGTTATTGATCCAGTTCAGAAGTTCCGTATGGAAGTGCTTCTGAGCTTTAGGATCGTGTGCAACGGCTTCTGCGAGGTCTTGAATGACATTCCCGCGCTTGCTGTTACGTGCCTCATAAACAGGCTTCGGATAGGCGTTCGGTGCCGATGGACGAGCCACGACATCGACGGTTACGATCTCGAAATCTGATACTTCGCCGCGATCGTTCACGTTTCCGGAACCACGGCTGGACACACCCAGCTTCACACCGGCTTCGGTGAGAGTACGGATGATATTGCCCATCGGGGTCGGCAGGATTTTAAGCTTGCCGAATCCCGAATTTCCGTCCATCCACATGGATTCAATCACATGGGAGACGCGGTCGAGATTGATCGTGAGTTCCGCCGGATGATCGCACTCACCAAGGACGGAACCGCCCTCGCGAAGGATGTCATTGACGTTATCAACTGCCCTCTCGATTTCACGCACCGGATAGACACGTTCGTTGAGGTTGCGTACGCCGCCCTGAATGAAGATACCCTTCATGAAGAGGGACTTACCTTTGCCTTCGCCATTGTCGATGGACTCAACCATCATCTTGGCAGCATCGTAAGTAAGATGTTCAGTCAGAAAATTGGACATACACAAACCTCAACAATATGAACTAAACTTAGCGCTTTGCGAGCGGCGAGTGAGTCTGAGCTTCTGCACCAGGGGTCTTGTTGATGAGGGCGGACTTATCGCCTTCCTTCGAGACCGAAGACTGGCCAGCATCGGCCTTCTTCTTGGTGTTCTTGCGCGCCTTCATGTCCTTCACCGAAGGAGCAGTCTCGCGCTCAAAGCCCTTGTGCTCGGTCGCCTTGATGGTGACCGGCTTGCCGTCCGACATCGGATTCGGCTTCTTCTGGAGAGCCGGGGACTTGCCGTTCTGGGAGAAAGACTTACCAGCGCCGATTTCCTTGCCGTCCGTCATGGAAACCATGACCTTCTCAAGCTCGGAGATCACCGACTCGGTGATGTCGTCGAAGGACTCTTCCTCAAGGGTCTCGTCCTCGTTCTCGTCCTCGGACTCGTCAGCCTCGTGGACCGGAGCCTGCTCCATGTCGTCTTCCATCGAATCGGCCATGTCGCCGGTCTCGGAAGAATCCATATCGCCATCGACTTCGCCGCCCATGGTGTCGTCGCCGTCGAGATCACCTGCGTCATCGCCAAGATCGGAACCACCGAAGTCGTCCGAATCGCCGAGATCGGCCGAACCATCGAGGTCGCCTTCAGCAGAGTCGCCGCCCATCATGGACTCGAACTCGGCCTGGAGGTCAGCAAGCTGGGATTCGAGATCGGCAAGACGGTCCTCGTTGGAACCCTCGCCCTCTACGCCAGCGTCGTCGCCGCCGAACTCATCGCCTTCCGGAGCAGTCTCATCGGTCTCGCCACCGAAAGAAGCATCGGAATCAGCAGAGTCGTCGGAACCGAACTCGGGAGCAGCCGAGTCGTCGCCCATTGCGGGGACTTCAGCGGAAGCATCGTCGGTGTTGTCGTCTTCGAGACCGGTGAGATCACCTTCCTCAAACATTTCGTCGGTGTTGATTTCGTCGAAAGACTCCATGAGGGCGTCTTCGCCCGAACGAAGGGATTCGTGAATCTGACGCGCACGTTCCACCATGAACTTGTGGAAGAGCGCCTGGGCCTGCTCGTTCTCTTCCTGAAGAAGATGAACGATAGCCTTTTCTAGAATAGAGCGCATGAATGTTCTCCAGTTACGATTGCTCTGATGCAATTAGCATCTGGTTTTATTTAGCAACCGCGAAATTCACTGACTCTATAAGGGGTAAAAACGAGCTTTTCTGACGGTTCCTCTTGGCCAAAGAAAAAGGCGGTGGAAGCCACCGCCTTGATCTCACATTGGGAATCCGCCGCCTGCTGGCTCGTCCGGGACCGCGTACATCACCGCGAGCAAGTCCTGACGCTTCAGGTCGTCAAGCTGGCGCAACGCACGCATCTTCTTCAGACGATTGATTTTGCGCAGTGTCAGCAACGGCTTGCGCGTGTCGCTCATCTTACGCGTGCTCATGTCGTCCGCGTTCGGGTCGTAGTACCCGGTCGAGACTTCGGATTGTTCAAGCTCAAACAGCTTCATGCTTCGTTCTCCTTAAAGCGGTCCGCCACCAGGGGCCGGGGCTGCACCACCGGCAGGCGCCGCCGGGGCACCACCTGGGGCTCCGCCTGCACCGGCCATCGGGTCAGCGCCTGGGGCGCCTGCTGCGGGGTCCGCGCCGTCCATACCGGCCTCACCATCCATGGGGAGACCGAAGTCCATATCGCCGCCCGAGCGGATGCCGACGCTGCCCAGATCGGTCTCCGAGGAGCCCTCTGCGGGAGTCGCACCGGTTGCCTTCTTGACCTTCGCGGCATTCTCTTCGCCCCACAGACGCTCGTTTTCGAGCAGTTCTTCTTCGGTGAGGTTGAGGAATCGCTTGAACTTGAAGCGCTCCGACAGTCTTTTGTTCTCCGAGACCTGCGCGTACACGCCGATCTGCTGAGCGTCCAATTCGATCTGACGATATTTAGTGAAGTTCTGCGGCGGGTTAAACTGGAGTTCGAAGATCGACGTATCGATGTTGAATCCATTATCGGCAACGAACTTCTTAAATTCCTTGTCCAGCACTGGAGCAAGGAGATTCTGGAGACGCATGCAGTACTTGTTGAAGCGGTATTCCTGAATCATTGCAGCGCCGAGCTTGCCGTCGTTGAACGTCGCCTGCTCCTCGCCGATACCCAGGTAGGACGGCGGAATGCGCAGACCGCGAGCCATCTTCTTGTTGAAGTAGTCGAGGTCGCCGATTTCACCGAGGTTGTCGCCGCCCTGAAGGGTTTCCACCTTCGAACCACGGCCCTCAGAGGACTGCGCGAAGAAGAAGTCTTCCATGATCGAGAGCGGATTGTAGGCGGCATCGAGAATTGACGCGCCACCACCGGTCCGATTCGGGATACGGCGCTGGTGAATCTCGTTCTTGATCGCTGCGACGTGTGCCATGGCGCGCGGCGGCGGCATCGTACCCACGTCGATGTAGAAGATACGGCGCTCGGGCGCGCGCTGCACCCGGTAGATGATAATCGCGTCTTCGAGCAGTTCCTTCTGCTTGAAGGATTTGAAGATCGGCTCCAGCACGGACGCGCCGAAGGGCCAGTTCATGTCCATGCCCACGGAGAGAGACAGGTGAACGATGTGCTTGGCATCGACCACCGACACATCGTTGGCCGCGTTCTGTGATCCCGGCTTCTGTGAGCGCTGATCGATGTGGGCACCGGCCATGGAGAAGTTGCCCGCAGCGGAAGATGCCGAGAGCGGCCGGGCCATACCCTGCTGGCCGTTCATGCCGAGGATCGCCCCGTACTGGCTCGTGTCGCCCTTGGTGGCGAACTTGGCCTGCTTGTTGTATTCCATTCCCTTGATGAAATACTCCTCGGGTGTCTTGCCGTTCTCCTCATCGACCTTGACCATCATGACGGAGTTCTGGTCAAGCCAGAGCCATTCGCCTGTCTCGGGATCACGGAGGAAGAACGCATCGCCGTACTTAATCGCGTTGCGGAAAATGAACCAGAGCTTCGACTTGAAGTCGTTCATCTTGACCCACTTGGTCATGACGGACTTGAGAATCTTGACTTCGGTCTCGTTGGCCTCGGCCAGATAGTTGATCAGGAACGGATTCTCGGTCTGCTCCTCCGACTGCGTACAAAAGTCCGCAATCGTATCGATCGCGGCGTTCACATCGGAATCGCGATCCATGTCGTCATACTGATAATAGCGTTGAATCCGATTAGGATGACCGGCGTAGACTTCAGGCAGGTAACTCGCATACTTCGAGGCCGAACCCTGACCCGCGCTGCCATCGCCGCGCGAACCCCGATCGTCTCCACCAGCCAGAACCGGCATAGCACCGGGCTGCTGCGAAGTAGACGCAACTGTTCTAAAATACTTTTTCCAAGACATCTAATATCCCCAGCGCACATATAGTGCGCTGTTATTTATTGTTGAGCCGCAATATTAGCAGTATCACCTTGCTGACGTCTTTATTTTACGATGGGAGATTACCAAGGTTGTTGGTCGTCCGATCGGTGGCGCGCACGATTCGCTCAGTGCCTTCACGGTAAAGCTGAATCATCGCGGCGAGGCGATTGTTCATCTCCTCGAACTGCTTCAACATGGCCTGATCGACGTTTTCGGCCGCGCGGGAGATTTGCTCGCCCGCCTGCATGTTGTTGATCCGCTCTTCGAGATTCGTCACCTCGGGGGAGCGCGGCTGGCTCACCTGTCCGGGCACCGTGGTAGAGTTGGCCGTGAGCGGTGCCACGCCGTTCCGGTAGATCGCTCCACCCAGAGCGTTCGAGGCCACGCCCCCGGTGACGATGTCTGCCAGACCCACGCCGGGGATCGCCCCGACGACGCCTGCGGTGATCGCCTTGGTGAGACCTTCCTGATATTCGGCCTCAGTGATCTCGCCCGCCGCGCGCTGCTTCTTCAGCTTGTACCACTCCATGCCGGTGGCACCGGCCGAGAGAGCCGCACCGAGAAGTGGCGTTGCCCTGGCCACCACGCCCACACCCTTGCTCAGGACGCCCATAAAGCGCGAGAGACGCCCACCAGAGGTCGCGGCGCTCACCGCATCACCGGCAGCGCCAGCGGCGGCTCCTGCGCCCGCTGCGGCGGCTGTACCGCCACGACGGAGCATCGCACCAACGCCTGCGGCGGCGGTACCTGCGATTCCGAATGCGCTCATCACGTTCTCGGAGATCGCCGGGGCCACGGCGGCGGCGACATTCGCCAGGGTCGAGCGGCTTGGTACGGCGCTGGTCGGGTCATCGCTGGTGTCGTCGAGGTCCAGTGCACGAGCCGTACGCGCGGCGTGCGCATCATCGTCCTTCTTGAGAGCGTCCAACTCGGCCTGGGTTGCCCGGCCCTCGGCGCGCTTGTTCTCCAAAAGCTGACGGTTGAAATCGTCCAACACCTCGGGAAGCCCCTCAGTGCTGTTCGTGCGCGCCTTGATCTCGTTCTCGCGCAGCTTCTGGTCCTTCTCGAACAGGCCACCGAACACGCCCATACTCTTGCCGAGCGCGTAGAGACCGCCGCCGACCACCGCGATACCTGCGGCGATGCCCACGGCACGCCCGATCCGGGCACCGCGCCCGGAGGCGCCGCCACGGCGGTTGTTCGGCTCGTTGCCACCCTGATTCCCCCAGGGACCGCCGCCCATCGCGCCGTTGACGTAGACGTTCTTCGCCTTCACCGTCATATCGTTGCCAAGAAGCTTCGAGACGGCTGAGCCGATCGCCAGCGCCTTTAGGCCCAGATACGCAGTCGCCAACGTACCGACAACGAGGGCGAAATGATCCTTCATGAATCCGATGATCGTGCCCACAACCTTGAGGGAGCCCCAGATCGTACCGATGACCGTAAGGATACCTGTCGCACCAGCCTTGACGCCGCTCATGATGCCATCGACATCACTGGCCTTAATCGTACCGAGCCAGTCACCAAACCCCTTTGCCGTGTCGGAGACCCAGGCGGCGAGATCGTTCATCCGCGTCTCGGACAGAAACCCGTCGATCCACTCGGACATCTGATTACCGACCGTGGTGAAAACCTTGGTGATGTTCGTCCATGCGGGAGAGTTCGAGAACCGATCCAGCCCCTTCGCAATGGCTTCCATGGGCTTCTGCAACATCGGTAGAAACTTACTCATGATGTTCGACGAGAACCGCATCCAAACGGTCTCGAAATTCATCGTGATCTTAGTGAGCGCGTCCTGATTCTGCTTTGCGAGACGGTTCATCTCGATCTGGTGCTTGACCTGATCGTCGGATGCCTCCTTCAGGTCTGCATCCATCTGGAGAAGCTGACGTGCGTGCGCGGCCTCTGCGCCCGTTCCTTCAGCAAGGTACTGAAGATTCGTTCGGTTGAGCTTGATTTCCTGCTTAAGCTGGCGGACGTAATCGTTCTGGTACTTGAGCGCGTTATCCTTGTCCCCCTCGATCTGCGTGACGAGCTTGCTCATCATCGTGGTTCCCTGGGGAAGAACCTTGTTGAACAGTTCACGCGCCGCCTGGGTGTTATAGGCGCGCCCATCGAACGACGCTGCCTGGGCCAGCATCTTCGAGAGAATCTTACCCGCGTCACCGGCCTGCGCCGACATCCCCATGACGGCCGAGCCGAAGGCGTCGCCATAGGACTTCGCCTCAGCAGCGGA